GCAATCTTGAAACGGATCATCGTCGGAATATCAGTAAAGGGATCTTCCAAGAAATAAGAACATCCATCCCTCCAACTATTATACTTGACAAACTTTGCAAAATCAAGCATATGCTTGCGATTGCTCGGATCAAACGGAACTCTTGTCCTTGGTGCAAGAATAGAACGACGATATTCACTTATCATAATAATATCTTCCCTTTCGTTTTGCAGGAATACAGAATAGTATACCTGAAATCAATCCGCAAAGATAGAAAAAAACATGGAACCAATGAGAATCAATCACTTGATGCTCCAATTCCATTCTTCTTCAGAAGGTCCCGCCAATCGTTCAGTCTCAATATCTTCAGCAATATCATCAATCACTTCCCAGCCCAATTCAATCAAACGAGATGCAACATGATGAGGATTGGCGCCGCGCAACTCTTCTTGAGTGAAGATAACAACACAACACCCCATTGCTTCTAATGCGCGTGCATGCTCAACGATCTTAGACATATCTTCCATTATCATTGCTCCGAGTTGTAATTGCTATCGCACGGATCAAATGCAAGATCATCGTAACTCACCATGTCGGGGTCACGGTCATAATTTTCCGCCTCCCATCGAGCGATAACTTCATGAACAACAACCACTGGAATTCCAAGAGAAGCAGCAATTTCAGTTTCCTTCATGCCATCTTCGCGAAACATCTCAATGACATCGATCTCTAAATTGGCAAAGTATCCCATTAGAACGGCACTCCTTCGTTTGGAACAAAAACTTGATTCAACTCAGCCTGATACTTACGATCGCCGACAACCAAAAGAAGGTTGCGAGCGCGTTCAAGTTTCTCAGCAAGATCGTAACAGTTCTTGGCGCTCAAATCAAGTTGCGAAAGAGTGTTCGCAAGAACATGATCGGCACCATTCACGAGGTCAATCGCCTCACTCAACAGCATTTCAGTTTGCTTTTTCATGATCAAAACCCCATCAGTTTGACTGCTTGCTTCTCAGTCAGCAGCGTTGCCTCTGACACAAGAGCCTCAAAGACTTGTCGAATTTCGTTGCAGTAGGTCAACTTCTGACCAGCAACCTTTAGCACGCGACCATAAAGTCGAACGCCATAAAACTCAACACAAATCGGATCACCCTTTTTGATTTTCATTAGGCGAGCACCTGAATGCGAGGAGCAGCATCCTTCCATTCAGCCATGTCGTCGAAGAAATCATGACCAGGAAGCGGAGCGAAGAACTCGTCAGCAAGAGGACGCTTATCAGCCTCGCCCTTCCACACACGCTTGATTGCCTTGGCGCGGAATCGACCGTCGCTGAGGACAGCAGTCACGAGACCGACATAATAGCAGTCGTTGATACCAACGAAGTCAAGACTCTTGACGACGTCACCAATCTTCACAGTGTTTTCACATTTCATAGATATATTATCGCATTTTCCCGTAAAAAAGGCAACAGGGAAAACTCTTGCAAAATCAATAACTTACGAGCACCTCATCGAACACAAGTTTTGCCTGTTCGAAACTGGTGTCTGGAAGGTCAATCTTGTTGCCAGTAGAGCGGCATTCTATCTCATAGTGATAATCTGACACATACCAGAGTGTGTGTCGAGCACCGAACTTGTCGTTTTCAGACATGATATACTGGTGATTTTTCATGACTTTAGACTTCACCGTTTGCGTAAGACTGAATGAAAAACGTGACGTCCTCTATGAATTCTCGTAACTCGTGGGTGGTAGCCGTTTCTGGTTTGGCTGTGGGGTAGTCAAATCCCGCTGCTATTGCTGCTGGTTTGATAGCGTTGACTAGGGTAATGAGGCGTGCCCGTTCTTGCTGGGCTGCATTTTCTTGATACGTCATACAACAATTGTCGTATAAAACACAGGAGAAAACAACAGAGAAATTTCCTGTAAAATCAATAACTTACGACATCCCTCTCTCGCCGAGGAGAGAGGCTGGAGAGCGGTCCTATTCTGGGGGATACCCTAGTTCTGGGGGGAGGTCGAAATAACGTATTCGGACTCCTGCCTCGCGCAGCATCACTTCGGCGTGGTCTATCGAGTAATGCTTTCCTGCACCCTTGCCTGTGAATGGGCGATTCGGTCCGATGACTTCCTTGATGCCAGCCTGTATCAATGCGCGTGTGCATTCGGCGCATGGCTTCGGTTCAAAGTTTAGATAAGCACGAGAATGATTGAGTGAAACACCAACACGAGCAGCATTGAAGATTGCGTTGCGTTCAGCATGTTCAACCCAGTGATACTTTTCTGGACGCTTCCAACGATCAGCCCAATCTTCTTCAATGCCTCTTGGAAAGCCATTAAAACCCGTCGACAAAATGACATTGTCATCATTGACGACCACGCAGCCGACTTTTGTCGACGGGTCCTTGCTTTTCTGAGCAATCAGAGTAGCCTGTAAGATAAACAATTCATCCCACGATAGTTCATCACGAATCATAATATAATCTCAATGGTTATTTGATATCAATCTTACGAGGTTTCTGTTCTTCAGGAATGACATTTTCTAATTCAATAGAAAGAATGCCATCAGCAAGTGCAGCATCACGAACCACTACTGTGTCAGACAAAACAAACTGGCGAGCGAATTTTCGACCAGCAATACCTTTTACAAGATAATTGCGTTCGGTTTCTTCTGCCTTTTTGCCTGTGACTTTGAGAGAGTTTCTCTCAGCAGTGATTTCAATCTCATCTTGTTTGTATCCAGCAACTGCAAGTTCAATGATGAAATTGTATTCGTCTTTCTTGACGATATTCACTGGAGGAAATGCAGTTTGAGATGCTGTGAGTAGATGAGATGCATTATCGAGAGCAGCGAAAGCATTCTCAAACCCAAGAGCGGTTGGAAGAAGGCGATCGAGTCCGTATGCGGATGTGAGTGTAGTGATATTAGTCATTTTGTAACTCCTTTAATAAGCAAGTTTATAGTTATGGACCCCAAATGGGCATCCAAAGACTATTTAGACACCAGTTGAGCCAAATCCTCCAGCACGTTCAGAATGTTTTTCTGGTGCTTTTGCAAGAACAACAAATTCAACTTGTTCATTGCAAGTGACCTCAGCCTGTGCGATTCGCTCGCCAGACTTGATAGTCTGACTCAAAGCTGAGATGTTTGTTAACAGAACAAACACTTGCTGTTGATAGTCAACATCAACAATGCCTTCAGAGTTTGCAAGAACGAGTCCTCGTTTAAGCGAAAGACCAGATCTTGGATGAAGGCGAATGCTATAGTTCTGTAATAAAGGAGCCTTACTAAGAATGTCAGCAAAAGTTTCAATAGTACGTTGCTGCGTAATCTTAAAGATTAATCCAGTAGGAATAAGCAATCTATCACCAGGAGAGATGAAGATCTCTCCAATATTGTTAACTCGTTGACTGATTGAATTGTTGTATCTATCATAGCCGTTTACAGTATCTTCAGAAGGTTGGAACGAAAGATCGAAACAATTGGCTAATGATGTACCGTATATTGGAAGTTCAAACTCATCACGAAGTTTATGCACATTTAATAAAATCACAAATTATTCCTCTTTCTTTTTCTTCCCGATTGTATATTTGGAAACCAATTGCCACTCATTCTTCTCTTTGAATGGAAGAATCTTAATCTGGCTCAATGGAGCAACATTATCCTTTGTCTTATCTGCATTAACAAGTTTCACTAAACCCCACTCAGCCATCAGATTTGCAATCGTATTACGACGCTGAACATCATTGTCTGACATGTTGGATGGCTTACCGTCCAGTTCAAAGAGTTCCTTGAAATGAACAATGTAATACTTACCTTGTTTATGAAGGATATGGCAAGACTGATAGAGAATGTTGTCGTTCTTTGCAGCGACACCGATGCGCGTTAGAGTTTCGCGGACCTTGAGGAAGTCGTCTTGCTTTTCTAATGTGACTTCTACTAATTTTTCGAGCATGGTCAATCACCCTTATATAATTGTTTTTTCATTGCGGTGATTTGACTGGGAGACAGAATCTTTAATGCTTCTTCTGCTTTCGCATCGGAGTAGCCATAATATTCCTTGACAACACTCAAATCACTGCTTTGAGCCTTTTTGTGCCATTTACTGTATGGGCGTTTCTGGGCTCTAACAATATTTAGGAGAAAATCATATTTGAG